CGATATCGCCCCAGCACGCGACACGATACCGGCCACGGAGGCGAATAAGCGTTGAACGGTACGAATCACCAACGTTCAAGTACTCGCACCAGTCCCCACCCCGCACCTGGAACGCCTCAACGCCGGAGGTCTCACCTAAGGCGTTGAGGCACGTCATGCGGAGATCAGACGTGGCCGGCGGATGGTAGCACTCTTGTACGCGGGACTGTCCAGCCGGCAATGCTGCGAGCTGGTTGCGTGTCATCTCAAGGATCGCGCGGGCCTGCCTCGCTTGCTCGCCGAAAACGGCGCGGAGGGTACGGACGGACGGTAGGCGGGTTGCGGTGGTCATGGCGGTAGATCCGGTGTGTGTGGGGTGAGCTAGGGGGCGGACAGTCCGCCCCCTATGGCGACGGTTAGACGATGTTAAGCGACGTGGACGCGTGCTTAGGCGAGCACACGTAAACGTGGCCGGTGGCCGTATCGCCACGATACCAGGTGCCGTAGTCCTGCCAGCCTAGCTTTTTGATGAGTGCCACGACAGCGCCTGACTGGCCTCCGTCGCGTTCCGCGTAGTCGTACGGAAGGGTGATCGACCCAGCGGGACAGCTTGCTTTGATGCGCGAGCCACGAAAGTTTGTCGGGCCGATATACTTGGTCGTGATTGCTTGCATGGCGGTAGCTCCTAGTGTGTGGTGTGGTGTGGTGCGGGGAGTCAACAATAGACTACATGCAAACATGCAGGGAGTCAATAGCAGGTTACAGGCTCAATAGCCTAAGCCTTCCAGGATGCCAACGGCAAGCCAGAGCACGAGCAAAGCGATAAAGGCAACAGAGGGGTGGCGATCAAGAAAACGTTGCATGAACTAGGACCAGGTGAGAGAAGGAAGGGAACTAGGGGCCGGAGTTACCGGCCCCGTTACGGTGCGCCTAGTGCTCGAGATACGCGACCGGCTCGCTACCGTCAAAGCAGGACCGGCAATCCTCACAGTTACTGCGACCGTCGCGCGGGTCCGTCTTCGGACACAGGCGCACGCCCGGCAGCGCATCGGCGATCCGTCCCCATGCGTTCACGTATGCATGGTTAAACAAGTCTCCCGAATCGTGAACCCTGAAAATAGGTTCGCCGCGCTCGTTTACATCGTCACTAATCATACGGACCAGCGCCGAGACGAATTCGTCGCCATTGTTGTGGACTAGTGAATCCATCACCCATGCAAAGCGGGACGCTTGCGCGTCCTTCACGTTGCTCATCCGGTAGAATCCGGCCATAGCGTAGCATGATCCACATACGGCGCTTTCGCCGTGCTTTACTACGCTGGCCTTACTAGCGGGACAGCTTTTCTCGGCAGGAAGGGACCAGCTACGGCATGGCATCGAACTCGTAGCGGTAAGCTTGACAGTTACGCCGGAATCAGTCACGTAGGAGGGAACGGTCGCCATTTTAGCGGCCCTCGGTAGCAGCGAAACCGGCGATAGCTTCCCACACTTGCGCGAGGGTATCGCAATCAATTGACGTATCTGTAGGGAATTGCTCGCAGTCATCTACCGTGACTAACTCCACCCCAAAACGCGGGTGAGAGGCATCCTCTCGGTCCTCGGTTTCCGGCTTCTCTACCCACACACACACCCGCGCCGACTCGCCCTTGTACGTCAGTGTGGCCACACTGTAGAACCGAGGGCACGCCTCATTGTGCCACGATGTATCTACCCATTGCGTGGCGTCTAACAGCTCTGCCGGAATGTCGGCGCTAGTGAAGTCTGGAAACTCGGTAGCGTAGGTACGTGGCATGGTATGGTATCCTATCTAGTGTGGTGGCGTATCCGGTATATCCGGCACACCACAAGGATACGGCCATCTATAGTAATGCGCAATAGTTATTTTTCACGTAGTCTCTATCTAGATGCATGGCGCTAGGATCGCACACTGTCGGTGCGCTGTCGGTTCGCTCGCGCTAGGTTCTTTCGGTATGCGCTTGCACGCTCCGTAGCTTACGGCGCTGTCGCCCGTGCGTGCGAGTCTACTAGTGACTGAGCGCTACGCTTGACGCTGCAGCTAGTGACTGCAGCGCGTGGAGCGTGGAGCGCTGCAGCGTGCGGAGCTCGTGGCTGCCGCTCGTGCGGAGCTCGTGGCTCGTGCTGGTGGCTCGTGCGGCCGCTCGCGGCTCGCGGCCGTCGGGGGCTCGCGTCGGCGACGGCGTGGCCGCTCGATCCCCGCCAGGGGGGGTGTACCCCGGCGCTGGCGATGGTGATTGCTATCCCACCCCCACACGGCCAGAGCACCCTTGTTACTTGTCAAGAGCAGCGGCGGGGGGCTATGTTGCCAGTGTCGAGATTCTAAAAAACAAGCGAGGGCAGCGTGTCAAAGACAGTGAAGCAGGCCGATAGTGCAGAGAAGCAGGCCGAGGTGGTCGAGGCGGTGCTGGAAGGCATGGCGGAGGGCCACACGTTGCAGGAGACGGTGAAGCGGGTGGCGAAGGCCCGTGGCGAACCCCTCACGCCTGGAGCCGTCCGACGCTGGATTGTGGGGCAGGAGGAGTGGTTTGTACGGTACCAGCGGACCAAGACGTTGCTGGGGCAGGCGTTTGCGGAGGAAGCGATTCTGGTGGCACGGGAAAGCACCAGCAGTACCACCTCGACGGATCGGGTGCTGATCGAGACGTTGAAGTGGGCGGCAGCGAAGGCCAATCCCGTGGAGTATGGGGAGAAGCAGACCGTGGAACACCAAGGCTCGCAGACGTTATCGGTGAAGATTGTGGAAGATTCACCGCCTGTCAGAAATGTGATGGCCCTGAATGCGGCGGGGAAGGATGCTCTGGTCAGCGCGGTGATAGCACCGTCAGTGATGGCGTATCTTCCAGCGCCACATCCGCAAAGTCAGTCAGATTAACCGATCTTCGGTATTTGTTGGGGGTGACTCAGTAGTCACCCCCGACTACGTAGTCACCCTAACGGTAACAGCAACGTGTTAGTAACTCAGGAACTAGTAACTAGTAGCGAGTAGCGAGTAGCTAGTAGCGAGTAGCTAGTATCTAGTATCTAGTAGCTAGTAGCTAGTAGCTAGTAGCTAGTGACTAGTAGCGAGTAACGAGTACCTAGGAGAGTTATGGCATCGGTACGGGGAAAACACAAAAAGGGCGGGACGGAGGTGGAGGTGCATCTGCACCGCCGTCATCCGGGTCAGGTGAAGATTGCCGAGCATCCGGCACGGTTCAGGGTGGTCATGTGTGGTCGGCGCTGGGGGAAGTCCGCCTGTGGGATTCGGGAAGCCTGTGATGTGGCGTTGCAAGGCTTGCCGGTGGGGTGGTTTGCGCCGTCCTACAAACTGGCGCTGGAGGCGTGGCGAGAACTCGTAGACCGCCTGGCACCCATTACGGCCCGTATGAACGAGCAGGACAAGCGGTTGGAGTTGGTGACCGGCGGGATCATCGAGGTGTGGACGCTGGACACCCCCGATCCAGCCCGAGGGCGCAAATATGCGCTGGTGGTGATCGACGAGGCCGGTATCACGCGGGACTTGCTGGAGGTCTGGCAGTCTGCTATCCGGCCTACGCTGGTCGATCTGAAGGGTCGGGCGCTGATCCTCGGCACTCCAAAAGGCCGCCGACACGGGTTTGTGGTGCTGTTCAACCGTGGACTGGGCGAAGACCCGGACTGGGCCAGCTTTCGGGCCTCGACGCTGGAAAACCCGTACATCCCCGCCGAGGAAGTCGAAGCCGCTCGGAAAGAGTTGCCGCCCGAGGTCTTTGCGCAAGAATTTGAAGGCATCCCGACCGACGATGGCGCAAACCCCTTCGGCTTGGAGGCGATCCGTGCCAGTCTGGGGCCGTTATCTGACCAGCCAGTCGTGGTCTACGGCGTAGACTTGGCGCGATCCATGGACTTTACGGTGCTGGTGGGGTTCGACGCCTACCGCCGAGTGGCCTTTCTGGACCGCTGGCAGGCCCCGTGGGCCATGACGAAGGCCAAGATCAAGGCCAAGGTCGAAGACACGCCCATCGTGGCTGACGCGACCGGTGTGGGCGATGCGATTGTGGCCGATTTGCAGACCATGGGCGTAAATGTCACCCCGCACGTCTTTACCCAGTCGTCCAAGCTCCGGTTGATGCAGCGGCTGGTGGCGGCGTTCCAAGGCAAGGAACTGACGTTGCCTGACGCCGACGATGCCCGCTGGCTGACCAGCGAGATGGAGGCGTTTGAGTTTACGTATACGGCCACCGGCGTCCGCTATGAGGCCCCGAGCGGGTTCCATGACGACGGCGTGATGGCCGTGGCGCTGGCGCTACATGGCTGGGATCGAGTCCAGGGGGCGGTGCCCGAAGCGCCGGTAGGGTTGCGGCAAATTGTAGATGACCCCTATGTTTCCCCAGAGAATGGCCCTGCGATGGCATTTCAGCCAGCGGGCGACTTCCAATCGCAACTGCCCGGTTCGGGCTGGTAACGCAGCTTATGGACGATCCGCTTAAAAAACTCAAAGCGTTTTTTAGTCCAAAGCAAGCGCCGTTGGATGAACGAGTTAATGCTGCCTACGATAACAAGACGTTTGGGAAAGGAAGACCGACGAAAGAGAACAAGGCAGCACAACAAGGCATCCCGGCGTGGTTAGACTCCTTATACAAAAGCCCTGTTGCCGACTCATTGTATCAGACTTCTGGTGTTCCCAGCCACCTTGGGATAGTCAACCGCGAGCTTTACCCAAGAACTTCTGGGGTTTTTAACGCAAATTTTGATTCTGTTCAACTAGACTCTTTACGAGATACGCATCCGCAAGACCCTCGCAGCACGCTAATCCACGAGATGGGTCATAAGTACGCCACCGAAAATCGCGTATTGGATAAGGCTGGACCTGCGTATCAATATCCGTATTCAGACCCGATGAATGCGGTGTATGCAACAAAACCAGCAGATAAAGCTGCTGCTAAAATAGACACTTACGGTGCAACTGATTCAAAAGAAGGCTACGCGCAAGCATTTAAGAATGCTTTCAACTTCCTTTCCGAGACTGCACTAAACCCTGATATGGATTACAGGCAGTTTGCAGGTGATTTAGAAGGCAGCACTCCCGGCATGGGGATGATCGTACAAGATTTGATGAAACGTCCTATCTTTGCCAAGCATCCCCTCCAAGGCAAAATCTTTAGGGAGAAAAAGTAATGGAACAGGGTGGCATGGACGCCGTACTAGCAAAGCTGGGCAAGAAACTGGGCCGCAAGCCCATGCTCCGTCGCAAAGGCTTGACCGACAGCAGCCCGATGAAGGAATCCGGCATGACGGTCGTGATCGGCATGGGCAAGCCAATGGGCGGTCGCGGCGCGATGGCGAAGCGGGACGACAAGGGCTACCCGATGGACGAGGAAGGACAGGACGACGAACCGATTAAGGAAACCAGTCCTGAAGGGTTGTCGGCCAAGCTTGACGCGCTGATGGAACGCATTTATGCCATCGAAGCCAAGATGGGCATGAACGAAGACGAAGACGAAGAGATGGAAGACGAAGAGGAGGAAGACTGATGCTAGAGTCCGCTGCTCTATCCCTCGCGCTCAAGATCGTCTCTCCGATCCTGATCGGCTTTGTCACGCCGTTTGCCCTCGACGCCATCAAGCGGGGCAGCACGCTGATTGACGGACTGCCTGCGTATGCCAAGCAGGGGTTGGCTATCGCCATCGCCGCACTAGCCACGGCGCTCGGAGATTTTGTCGGCGTGGGCATCCCGACTGATCTGGCGCTGTGGGACGGCGAAGTCATCAAGGCGTTGGTCGCGGGTTTCTTAGCCATCGCGATTAAGCAGCACCAGCAGCTCAAGGCCAAGCGGTAACGTGGCCTCGCCCGCATGGCAGCGGAAGGCTGGGCAAAACCCTGAGGGCGGCTTGAACGACAAAGGCCGTGCCTCGTTGCGGGCGGCTGGCAAAGACATCAAACCGCCTGTCAAAGCTGCCGAAGCTGCCAAAAGCCCGAAGTCAGCCAAACGCCGGATCGCCTTCTGTAGACGTATGAAAGGCTTAAAGAACAAGCTGACCAGCGCCAAAACGGCGAACGATCCCGATTCACGCATCAACAAAAGCCTTCGGGCATGGGACTGTAACTAATGGGCCAGATGAAGATCGTGGCGACCGGCACGCTTGGCGCGTCAGGGAACGCTGTCACTGCCGAGTTCCGACACCTATCAAACGGCGCAGCAGGCGTGCAGATCACGGGCACGTTCTCGGCCACCGCGCTGATCGAAGTGACGATGGACGGGACGAACTGGGTCTCTTACGCCTACATCAACTGCGCGAGTGGCGCGACCGAGACCAGTATCACGGCAGCGGGCCAGTACCGCACCGAGTTGGTCGGCGTGTCGAGTGTGCGGGTACGGTGTTCTGCGTATACGTCAGGATCGGCTGCGGTCACGTTGGTCCTGCTGTCTAACTAGCCGATGACGCCTATCGTCGTCACAAACAGCAGCCCTGCTGGTCGTGTCAGCCGCGTCAAGGCCGCTCCAAGTGGCGGGGGTGGCGGCGGCACCCTGCTTGCCAATTTTCAAGCAAGCGTGGACTTTGGCACGCCGTCGCTGATTGCTGGCACAAATTTCTCAGCGGTCACAAAAAACGGCGTGACGCTCTTCCGCGACGGCACTGGACAGATATATCCGTGTGACCATCCTATCCTCAAAGCACCAACGTACACTGGCGGCCAGTGGGTTTTTCGCATTAACAACAACGCTGGTCCGGGCGCAAACGAAATTGACTTTTCGCTTGCTACGTCAGTAACCGAGTTGTTTGTAGAGTGGTACGTCTACATGGCAACCGGCTCGGAAACACCGTCGTATGGTGGTCGTATAGCGTCTGGCACCGCCAATGGAACAGCGAACGACAAGGTGTTTCGTCTGTACGACGGACCCGGTGGGTTTGGTCCTGCGTACTCCTTCCCGAACACCACGGTGAAGATCGGTATGTCCATGAAAGGCACCGCCGCTAATACGGTGGAGAACGCCTACATTGAGACACAAAAAACAATTAACGTCGTCTACCCTCCAAACACCGATCCGGCATTGGGTCCGGTAGATGTTGCAAACATTGGAGAGGTATCACCCGTTGTGCGACACGCCTACGGTGGAGCGTCTGCTTACATTGGGCGCTGGGTGCGTCATCAATTACGCGCCAAAGCTGCTACGGCAGCCAACAACGATGGCATCGTACAGTTCTGGCTTGACAACGATCTTGTATTGTCCCGCACCGACTTGAGTATCTACGCGGTTACGAGCGGTCTCGGGGTGATGAACAGCTTTCGCTACGGCTATCTTTTCGGCTACCGTAATTCTGGTGTGCAAGATTCTCGGATTTACATGGACAACTTTTCGTTCTCGACGGGAGGGTTTGTCTAATGGCCGCGCCGCAACTCGCCAATTTTGTCACAACCGACAGCAGCACCACTTCTACCACACACGCACTAAATTTTCCAGCGTGCAGTGTGGGAGACTTGATTCTGTTCCACGTCTCTATTTCGCAAGCAGCCACGATTACGCTCACAGGCACTGGCCCAAGCGGCGAAACCGTCGTGATGGTGGCGCAAGCGCGGGCGGGTGGCTTAAATGACGGCTCAGGCGGCGTGTTTTATTTTATTGCCGAGGGGGCGTCTGGGGCTGGCACGGTCAGCGTGACCATTGATACGTCATCAGGGATGCGATGTACAACGGGGCGCGTGTTGAGTGGTGATTTTAACCAGAGTGCGCCGATTGACGCAGCAAGCGCGTTAAATCGCGCGTCAGCAACTACCGCAGCGTCATTGGCGCTAACGGCAGGTGCTGCCGATGGGCGAGTTATCAATGCCCTTGCTCAAGACACCACGTCGGGCGGCGTGACGCCACCATCAGGGTGGACATCGCAGTCTGGCATTAGCGCAGCAGGATCGTCTGTTGAGGTGTTTCGACGCGATGCAACAACAACGGCAGCAGAGTCCGTGCCCGCGTATACGTTCACACTGTCGGCTGCCCGTCGCACCACGACGATAACGTACATTATTGCACCGTTTAATGCTGTTGGTTCTGCTATCGTTGTTATCTCATCTGGGCATCATAACCGAGGACTACGCTAATGGCTTTTAACGGCTATCTCAAACAGAGTGCTACGCCTACCATCGTCCTTGGTCCTTTCCTAGACTCAACGGACGGCGTAACAGCAAAAACGGCGGCGTCTCCTGTGCCAAAGCTGTCAAAGAACGGGGCTGCGTTTGCGGCACGGTCTGATGCGACAGCCATCGCACACATGGAAAACGGTTACTACAGTTGTGTGTTTAACGCGACAGACACCGGCACGCTGGGTATCCTTGCCATAGGTGCTACGGGCACGGCGTCTATCCCGATTCGGCAGGACTATCTTGTGGTCACGGCTGACGAATGGGATCGTTTGCATGACACCGTGGGTGCCGTCCCTGCGATTGGCATCATCGACCGTGGCACGGCGCAGAGTGCAACGAGCACGACGCTGGTGTTGCGGGCTGCGGCTACGTTTGCGGACGACACGATAATCGGCGCAACGCTGATGGCGTTTGGTTCCACACAGGGCTACTGGCAGTCGCGGAGTGTGACCGACTATGTGCTCTCAACCGACACGGCGACGGTAGACGCATGGACCGTCACGCCATCCGGCACGATTACCTACGTCCTTTTTGCGGGTGCGCCAAACGGTACGTCGAGTTTGACCGCTATTGCCAACGCCGTAGTCGAGGCCGAGATCGACGCCTTGGAGACCTATAACCGCACGACCAACACGGCGGCAACGATTACGGGACCGACCAGCGGGTCGAACGCACTGACCATCACGACCGACGCGGCGTACCTGCCGATCAAGAGCATTACCTGATGCTGCTCTGGCTGACAATTTTGCTGCTGGGTGAGGGAGCGGGGGGGTCACCACCACCCCCCGTTACCCCGACCGTCAATATGTTTTTTCGTCGTCGCCGCCGGGACTGGACGCCCAAGGCATGATGCCCCTGCTTGAGACCGTGGCATGGCCCCTCGTCGCACTCTTTGCTATTGTGCGACTGGGGGAGGTCGTCTCTCTGTTTGCGCCCGTTCGTGAAACGGAGCAAGTCGAAGACGATCCGTATGACGCAGCGGTGCCAGAGGATTTGATAGCGGTAGCCATGCAGTATCCTGACGCATGGGCGCAAGAAGATATGGTCAAGGCCATTCGGGACAAGTATGACGCACTCCGTGACTGGAATCTGGTGCGTGCCGCCTTTGGCGTAGGGAGAGTAGACGCATGACCGGACCCGTATTTTTCGACGACGTTGATCCGATGGGGATGTTGGATGAGGGGAGTGCGACGGTTCCGACCTTGGAAGGCCCGATTCTTGAGACAGAACTCGCCCGTGCCATGGAAGGCTTGTCAAACAACCCGCTCGGACCGAACGAGAAGGTTGCTCCGAATCCTCCATCGAATAACACGAACACGGCGTCAGAGAATGACGCTCTGCTGCGTCGTGCGCTGTACGGTCATGACTTCCCCGCCGCCGACGACGTAGAAGACATCGACCCGTCCGCGTGGGCGTCCTGGTGCCGTGGCCTGTGGGACAGCCGCCGCGAGGCCGTGCAGATGCACTTGCACTTAGTCGAGCGGAATCGCCTGTTCCGTGCTGGGCAGCAGTGGATTTCTGCCAGTGGCATGGGTCCGTGGCGGGAACCCGCTCGCCCGCGTGATGCCGCCCGGGTGGTCTACAACATGATCGACAAGGCGCTGGATCAGCGGCTCCAGATCATGATGGACCAGAAGCCGGGGTTCTCGGTCACGCCTATGACGCAAGACCCAGAGGATCGGCGGAAGGCCCAGGCGCAACAGATGGCGCTGGAGTACCAGTATGAGCAGCAGGAGATGCCGCGCATGGCGAGGGAGGCCAGTTTCTGGGCGCAAACGGACGGCATTTCCTTCTGGCACGAATTCTGGAATCCGAATCGTGGCCCGTGGGACGAGCGCATGGGCGACATCGCTGGGCAGAAGAAGCCAATGGGTGATATTGGCTGCCAAACGCTTCGGGTGGAGCAGGTTCGTGTCTCGCCTAACGCCACTGCCACTCAGAAACCGCATTGGGTCATTATTCGGGAGGTGATCTCGCGGAGTGAAGCGGCGTATCGGTATGGCATTACGGGTCTGGATGCTGCCAATACGATGATGTCCACCGGCAATGGCCCGACGTACAGCGGAAGTGAAGGAATCGGCGCATGGGTGCTCTCGCAGACGACGATTGGCGAAGGCCAGCGGCTGCGGGATGAAGATGTGACGGAACGGTTCACGGTCTATCTGGAACCGCACCCCGATGTGCTGCCCGAAGGCTTGCAGATGGTGGTCGTTGGCGATGAAGTCGTGTTTGGACCCTCGCCCTTAATGTGGAACGTGATTCCCGTGGTCCCCATCCGCGACGGTTCCAGCGACCCCAGTTACTACCCCCGCCCCATCATGGAGCAGTGGGTAGACCACCAGATGCGGACCAATGCGTTGCTGTCAAAGTGGATCGAGAACATCCGGGTGAACGCGGGTGGTCGATTCCTGACGCGGCCCAACGCGATTGCCACCGAAACGTTCATGGGTGGCGTGACCTCCATGATCGAAATTCGTGGCGCTGGTCCGATGTCTGACAGCATCCAGCCGGTCAACGGGTTTAGCGTCGGTCCCGATGTCAAAGAAGCGTTGGCGCTGGAAAAGTCCGCGTTTGAGAACGCCTCGGGTTGGAATTCGGTGAGCCGTGGGCAGGTCACCGGCGAGTCAGGCCGTGCGATTATTGCCAGCCGTGAGCAGCTCGAACGGGTATTCAGCCCGTGCGTGAGTGCGTTGGCAATGGCGTACACGGATTGGGGCAAAATCTCGTTGGCAGGCATGGCGTGGGGCTACGATATGCCCCGCTCCCTAGGCGCGATTGGCAAAGGCCGTCCCGATCTGGCTCGTGCCGTGTCGGCGTCGGACTTTGACGGCCAGAGCGATGTGAAGGTCGAAGCGACCAGCATGATGCCCATGCCGATGGCGTTCCGTATGTACCTGCTCGACAACTGGCTCCAGACGGGCGTGATCGACATGAAGGAATACCGTCGTCGCCAGATGTTTGCCGTGGCGACCAACATTGCCTCGCCAGACGACGATCAGGAGTCACGGGCCAAGCGGGTGGCGGACGCGATTCGGATGCAGACGGATGTGCCAGAGATGCGGTGGGTGGATGACGAGAGTATCCACCAAGATGTGTTGCAGCGGGAACTGCTGTTGCAGGACGATGTGGCACCAGAGATCATCGCGGCAGCCATGGCGCGGTGGACCGAGTTGGCAAATCAAGCGCAGCAGAAGCAGGGAGGGGCACCGCCGCAAGCGGGCGCTCCGACTGGCGCTGGCCCAGAACGCGGACCTTCCGCAGCCAGTGTACCGAATATCTCACCGGGACAGTTACCGCTTGCCAGTGGCAACCCGCCTCTTGGGATTACCAACCTGCTCCAACAGAGTTTGGCTGGCATTCCAGAGGAAGAGCAGGCCGCACAGCAAGCTGACATCTTATCCCGACAGCAATAGGATCGAGCATGGACGTAGCTGAAGCCATTTCCAGCGCCATTGAAAGCGCCCTCCCACCGGCACAGGATAATGTGGCGGCGGATGACGCTGACGAGACACTGGCCCCAGGTGCAGCAGAAGGTGATGCGTCAGAAGACGCTGACGGTGAAGCGTTTGCTGATAGCCCAGTAGATATGCCAGAGGGGTACGTTGCCGTTCGCACGGTGACGGACGATCTGGCAACGGAGTTCACGCTTCGTGATGCCGAAGGGGAGGTGGAAGTCCCCGACTTGATGGTGGAGTACAAGGCCAACGGCAAGGTGCGCCAAGATCGGCTGGATCAGGTGGTCAAGCTGGCGCAGTGGGGCGTGTACAACCAAGAGCGGGAGCAGAAAGTCCAGCAGGTTGAGCAACTGTCTCAACAGGTCCAACAAGAGCGCGAAGAAATCGCCGCCTTGCTGTCGGAACGAGAAGCACAGATCGAAAAGCTGTTGTTAGACGACGACTTCTTATTGGCCGTGCGCGATGCGTATGGCGAACAGAACTCGCCGGAACAGAGGGCCACACGCGCCGAACAGCAGGTGCAGGACATTCGTGTCCAGCAGCAGATGTCGGCGATTGCGGAGAAAGGCGAGACGTTCTACACGAATGAAGTGATGCCAGCCCTCAACATGATTGCTGAGGCACTGCCATCCATTCCTGCGGAAGAACTGGCCGAGAAGTTCCAGATGGCGATGTACGCGCACGTCGAACGCGCTCCCAACGGAGAGGCGTA